TGTCTGCCGTAACTCCGGTTACGACGAGAAACCTTTCTTCGCGGGCAGGCATGTCAAAAGTCAGCAGGGCGTTTATGGCATCTCGCCCGCATGGATGGCGCTACCCGAAGCCCGCCAACTCAACTTTTTAGCCAAACAGCTTGACGCCCTCTCCGAGATCAAAGCGTTCCCTCGTCTCCTCATGCCAGCTACGCACGAAGGGGAAGTCGATTTGCGCTCTGGGGGCGTCACTTACTACGACCCCACGCAACCTAACGCGCTGCCGCAGGAGTGGGCCACTGCGGGCGATTATTCCATCGGACTCGACCGAGAGGCCCGCAAGACCAACGCGATCAACGTGGCCATGCATGTGGACATGTTCCGCATGTTCGCCTCGCTGGAGCGGGCCAACATGACCGCGACCGAAGTGGCCGAGCGGGCCAGCGAGAAGTTGGTGCAGTTTTCGCCCAGCTTCACCCGCAAGACGACCGAACTGCTTTCGCCTATGCTGCGCGGAGTCTTCGGGATTCTTATCCGCAACGGCCATTTCCCCCCGCCGCCGCAGGACGCGATCCAGATGGACGCGATGGGCCAGCCCATGCTGCCGGAGCCGGAGGTCAGCTATGTGTCCAAAGTGGCGCTCGCCATCCGCGCCATGCACAACCTTTCCTTGGCAAGGACAATGGAGCGCAACGCGATCATCGCCCAAGTGCGCCCCGAAGTGCTGGACAACTTTAAGTGGGACGTCATCGCCCGCGAAACCGCCCGCAACGACGGACTGCCCGCCGACTGGCTGGCCGAGGAGGACGAGGTTGAAGAGGCCCGCGCCGCCCGCGCACAGGCACAGGCCCAGATGCAGCAGCAGCAGGAGATGCTCACGATGGCCGAGGCCGCGGGCAAGGCCGGTAGCGTCAAGCAGGATTCTGCTTTGGGACGACTGATGAACCAAGCCACCGCATGACCACCGACAAAGAACTGGAGCGCAGCAAAAGCCTTCAGCGCATCAACAACGCTTACCACCGCTGTTTCGACAACGAAGACGGGCGCGTTGTCTTGGACAACCTCCGCGCCTACTTCCGCATGAACCGGCCCGCTTTTGAGCGCACGCTGGGCCGTCCGTTCGATCCCATCGCCGCCGCGGTGCGGGACGGCCAGCGCGAGGTGATCCTTTTCATCGAACACAAACTTTCGCTGCCTGTCGTCGGTGATGCCGACGTCGAGCGGCCCTCCACCGAAGTCCTCCGCTAAACGCGGTTTAGTCAAAACACCAACCAACCAACACCACCATGATCGATGCAACCACCACCACCTCCCCTGACACCAGCACCACCGCGGACAGCGCCGCTGTTCCCGCGTCCACCGCACCCGCTGCTAACACCAGCGTCACAACCGAAGGGACACTCCTTTCCAGTGCGCCCTCCAGCGTTACCAACGCGCCAGCGCCCGAAGTAGCCGAAAAGCCCGAATGGCTACCGGAGAAGTTTTGGCGCAACGACAAGGCTGACGTTGAAAGCCTTTCCAAGTCCTACCAAGGGCTGGAGCAACTTTTGGGCAAGAAGGCCAACGCCATCGTTCCCCCCAACGAGAAATCCACGCCGGAAGAAGTTGCCGCCTACCGCAAAGCCATCGGCGTTCCCGAATCGCCCGAAGCCTACCAATTAAAGCCAGACCAACTGCCGGAAGGGGTCACATGGGATGACAACGTGGCCAAGAAGGCCGCGGAACTCGCCTACAAGCACAACGTGCCTGCCGCCGCCATGCAGGAGTTCATGAAGTTCGACATGGAGCGAGCGGCGCTGATGAACCAAGCCGCGGCCCAGATGATCGAAACCCAACTGGAAACCGGACGGGCCGAACTCCAGAAGGTCTGGGGCGACAAGATGCCGGAGAAGATTGAACTGGCTCGCCGCGCCGCGGTGACCGCCGGAGTCGATCCGACCAGCCAAGGCTTCGTTGATCCGGCGGTCGTCAAAGCCATTGTCAACCTCGCGGAGAAGTTGTCCGACGACAAGCTGGTTGCCGGTGACCAGACCGGAGCCACCAGCACACGCGCCCGCGCAAGGGACATTATGACCAACGCATCGAACCCGCTCTACCTTCGCTACCAAGAGGGTGACGCGGAGGTGGTTGACCAAGTGCGCCGGATGCTGACCAGCGCGTAATCGGCTCACCAATCGGCTCATGGCCAACAAGTCCAAAGGCTGGCAGAAGTTTCTGGCCTGCACATGCACCCACGGGTCAGAGGCCGATCCGCGGGCGCTGGATGCCATCCTGCGACTGCGCGATGCGTGGAAGCCGGACTTCGTGCTGCACCTTGGCGATGCCATCGATGCCCGCGCCCTGCGCTCCGGCGCTCGCAAAGACAGCGACAGCGCCGACCACGGGGCCGATCTGGCCGACGATCTGATGCAAGGACTGGCTTTCCTGCGCGAACTCAAGCCCGACGTCTTTCTTTTCGGAAATCACGAAAGTCGATTGACCGAACTGGCCCACAGTCCCAACGCGGTCTTGTCCTACGCGGCCAGCAGCGTCCTGTCCCGCATTGAGGACGAGATGGGCAAGCTCAAGTGCCAGATCATTCCCTACGCGGGCGTCCACAAGAGCGGCATGTTCATGCTGGGCGACACCGGATTCACCCACGGCGCGATGTACAACGTGTCGGCGGCACGGGACACCGCGGAAATGGTGGGCCATTCGGTCGTCATGGGCCACACCCACCGTGTGGCGATGGAGAGCGCCCGCATCCACAACAAGGCCATCGGTTACAACATCGGGTGCGGCATCAAGCTGGACATTGGGTATTCGTCGATCCGGCGGCAAACGCTGGGATGGCGACATGCCGCGTGTTTCGGCTCGTTCAACGGAAGCAACTGCAACGTGAACATCGCGGTCTTCGATCCGCACTACGAACTCCCACTATGAAGACAACCAAAGTTGACAAACAACTGGCCCAATGGTGCCAAGCCCTTTCACAACCCACCACGCCGGTCGAGGAGGTGCCGGAGGGCTGGTTCACCGTCAAGCAACTGGCCAAGGCCCGCGGACGCAGCGAGTGCATCACCAGCGAGCAAGTGCGCCGGATGGTTGAGCAGGGGCTGTGCGAAAAGCGCAGCTTTACCATTCGCCTCTCCGAGCGCGTGCGTTCCGTCTCCCACTACCGTCTGAAATGAGCCGCCGCATCCCCACCAAGCGAGTCGCCCTCGACGGCAAGTGTTGGAGGGTCAAGCTCCAGCGCCCGCCGGAGCGCGAGCCTGTAGACGGACTGTGCGTCCGAGACGATCGAACCGTCTACATCCACCCAGACGCTATTGCCCACCGCGGCAAGGAACTGGTCATCCATGAACTGCTTCACGCCCGCTTTTGGGACATCGAAGAAGACGCCATTGCCGAGGTCAGTCTGGTTATTGCCGAGGTCATGGGCTGGGTGGAGCGCAAGAACGACGGCGTGATCGGATGACCGGCGCATACTATTTGCAGAGTTGTCATTCTTAATTGCCCTTTAGTCTCAAAAACTTCTCAACACTTTCTACTCCGCGATGACCCTTTGGCCGCTTGTCATCACCACCGCCTGCTATGTGGTGACCGCGTGGGGATTCTACCGGCAGGGCGACTACGGACTTTGTGTGGCCTTCCTTGGCTACAGCTTTGCCAATGCCGGATTCATCTACATCGCGCTGGGTTACCGCTAACTGTCACTTTTTGACAGGAAGTGTCTACGTTTTGCAGAAACTCCGACACGTTGCGGACAACATGTTTAAAGAATCGACACGTTGCCAAAACTTTTTTGACTAAACCCTTGCGCCACTTCCGGCGCAGCGCAATTCTCGCGCACAGTTAGGCAGACAACTCCTTGTGGAGCCTGTCCGACGGCAGCCCAAGGCCGACGACCCGCGCTCGCGGATAATCGGTAGCGCCGAGGACACCACAACCAATCAACCCGACGAGATCGGCACGACGCCGGTTTAGTCAAAACCAAAGGAGAAAAACTATGTCTGCTATTGCACAAATCCCGCAGTATTTCACGACGGAGTTCACCTCCAACTGGGAACACCTTCTTCAGCAGAAGGTTTCCAAGTTGCGTGAGTTCGTGTCCGTGGAGTCCGTTCGCGGCAAAGAAAAAACATTCAACCAAATGGCTGCGGTCGAAATGACCAAAATCACC